CTATTCCATGGGGTCCGTGCTGATCGAAAAGGAGCGGATCGCTCCCGATCCATAGCGCGGCTGGTCGAAGGCCATGTGAAGGTGCACCGGCCGGCCCAGCGTCGCCAGTGCCAAAGCGACATCGAACTCGTCCTCCGTCAGGTCAACGATCCCGGAGATTTCGGTCTTGACCGACAGCACCCAGCCGACCCGGTCGTCCGCCTGTAGTTCCTTCAGCGGCCTTCGTACTAGCAGGATGTCGAATGACGTGATGCCGTTTAGTGCGCCTTCGAAATCACCACGAGCGTTTATCCCGGCGCGACCGACCCGCTCCTCGTAGTTGCGCCCCCAGGCCCCGTGACTGAAGACGTGGACTTCCCAGCGACTGATCGTTCCTTTGTGCGCGAGAAGTTGCCGCTTTTTTGTGGACCTGCGCTTAGTTGCCATGGTTCTCCTCAGCGGAATGACCAAGGCAGTCTGACAACACCCAAGAAATGACGGAAGCGTTTTGTCCATGGGCAAGGACACACCCGCACCTCAGCAATCGGCGACCTTAACCGCCCTCCCGCGAGGGCAATGGCTCCAGCCAAACGCGCGCCGCCTCGTCTGGGTGCATGGTTCGCAGCCGCGGGTCTCGCCACAGGTCTTCGGCGAGTTCTTCGAGCTGATCAGGGTCCACGGTCCGCCAGCGTTGTTGCAGGCGATGCGCGCAGGCGGCGATCCAGATTTCTGCGGCGACGGATTCCATGCCCTATACTGTACGTTCATACAGTGATTTACGCATGTGTTCGCCATCGTTTACCGCTGCCGTCGAGAGGGGCAACCGCTGCACCCCCATGACATCCAGGCTGCCCCGGCCCATGGCGATCTGCAGGTTCAGCGCAAGGGGATGAAGCGGGTGGCCGTACTGCTTGCCGCAGATCGTGAGACCTACGTCGTGCCGCTGCTCGACAAGGTCAAGCTGCTTACGATCAATGAGCGCGGCATCCTGCTAACCGGCATTGAGGTCTACCCGACTCGCAACGACAAGGGCACCGGCCCGATGTATCGACAGACCTGGTGGTGCGAAACAAATCCCAAGATGCCACCGGCCCCGGATCCGACTGAAGCGCGCCGGAGAGAACGCGATCGGCAGGCCCGCGCGATCGGCACATCGCTCCTCCGCAGGCCGACGCGGCGCGGCAAGTACAACCCGGACAGCAACTCATGAGTCAACTCGACCTTCTCGCCAAACCCCGCCCCACCCTCTTGCGCATGCCGTCGTGGCTTGGCAAGGACGTGAGTGATGAGCACGAACTGCCGCACTCGCCCGGCGACTACAAGGTGACGCCGGGCGGCGAAGACGATCGCTGGATGGTCACCTGCCTGAAGACCGGCGAGGTCGTCTACCGCGGCATCGGACCCGTCGAGGTCGTGCGCTCGCTGGCCCCGTTCTGATGGAGAACACTATGTGGCAGCCTGAGATCCCGACCCTGCAGCTTGGCAAGCCGCTGAGCCACAGCCAGGAATGGCAGCTCGCCTTCGCGGACGAATGGTGTCGCCTTGCCGAGGGCATGGCTGACGAGCACCAGGTCTATGACCTGGCGAACGAGCTCTATCCAGTGCATGGCGCACGCGATCCCGTCGAGGTCGCGCGGGAAGACTGGGACACGCCGGCTTGATTCGACTCGGCGCACGACGGAGACTATGTCCATCGAGATATCGCGCGGAGACCATCAAGGTCGTATGCTCAAGTGCTCGGTCTGTCTCCTGTTGGAGGCTTATGAAAGTCGCCTCGCGTCACTGCCTCGCAGCGATCTCCATCGGAGTAGGTCTCGCGCAACCCGTCGCGGCGCAACTCCTGCCATGCGAGGCAAGCCTCGACTACCGGATTGATTTCAACGTAAGCCCCGTGACCATTCGCTGGCTTGCCGCAGTTCGTGGCGTCGATTGCACCCAGGCCCGTTGCTTGGTCTATGCTGACATCGACCTCGAAATCACGATGGAATCCCGCCGGGGACGATCAAAAGTTTATGAGGCGAGGAAGGGATCCAATTTCGATGAAAGAAATAGATCCATCGAGAAGACGAGCAACGGATCACTGTTGAAATCCGAAAACAACGCGCTTCTTCCGCTCGATTGTGTCGCATATACGAGAGACGGTTCCGGTAGCTGTGACATCCGCGAGGTACGCCGCGAGTTGACGTGCAAGTACAACCCAGCCCAAGGACCAAGATAGATCCTTCAATATCTTTGCCCGCGGCATTGGAAGATTGGGTCGTAATTTGGAGGCAATCCGTATGAGATACCGAGGAGTAGCGATTCCAGTTTCCGTTGCCATTCCGTTGTTCCTGACCATCGTTGCACACGCACAAAGCAAAGGTATCGGCGAATCGGCTACCGAGGCTGCTGACAGGGCCAGCGTCAATAGCCCAACTCGCCCTCTAACCAAGCCTCCGGACCAGAACCTCAGGCTGCCGCCCCCAGGAACTCCGGCCGCCTCGTGGAGCGCTGAACAACGCACTAGATACTCGCCCGGGGCAGCAATCGTTCGAGAACCCGAAAATAAGCCTTACCAAGATTCGATCACGCGAAGCCGGGAATCTGCCCGGGAAATTTTGGACGCTGCGAAAAAGGGAAAATGACTGGCTCACATAGGTGATCTACGCAGCCACACGACAGAGGTGCTATCAGTCCCGTTAAGCACCAACTTTCCAAGTCGCCGGGCAGCGGCTGAGCAATCGCGCTATCTCGCACCGTTCTGTTGGGCAATCTTTCGCACCGCGTCTCCGCTGGCCTTGCTGCCAGCGCTGGAGCCCAGCCAGTAGTTGCACACCTGGCCGAAGGCGATCGACAGCGCGCCGAACATGACGTTCAGCAACTGGAAGGCGTTAGGGGGCAGGTCCGTCGGCACGATGAACAGGCGGTAGATGCAGAAGAAGTAGCCCGACACGATCAGGGTCGAGACCACCGGTGCACCCCAGGCGATGCCCGAGCCCGCCTTCGCCAGCGCGACGGTCTGCTGCCTGGCGCTGCTGGTGTCCTGCAGGCCGGCGGCCTCGCGGGCTTGCTCGATGCGCGCGAGCTCGATCGTCAGCGCATTCTCGGCCTGCTTGATCGCCACCACCTGTTCAGGGCCCAGGCGTCCCGACGACAGCGCCGCCGCAATGTCGGCTTCAGTCGCGTCACGATTGCCCAGCAGCGCGGCGCCGAGCTCGGCCACCGCCGCGCCGATCAGCGGGCCGCCCAGCACCGTACCAAGCGCAGGCGCCACGCCGGCAACCAGGCGCTTCCAGTCGAAGTCAGGCATGGGCATCCTCCAGGCGCACGAGGTTGGCTGCTACGCGCCGCGTCCAGCCTCGGCCGAAGGCACCCCAGGTAGGCTGGTCAGTCATGAACTGCAGCCGCACGCCGGCATACCGCGCTGGCGCCAGGGCGTCGGCCTGCGCAACCGCGCGCAGCGTGGCCGGCCCGATGACACCGTCCGGAGCGGCGCCGACCACGCGCTGCAGCCACTTCACCGCCTGCTGCACGCCACTGTTCACGGCTGCGTCGAAGACGTCGAAGCGCAGGCCCTCGGGCAGCTCGTCTGCGCGGATCGGCGCCCAGTACAGGTCACGGTAGATCTGCTTCGCCTTCTCGCGCGACAGCCCCCGCATGTCGCCCAGGTAGCCATTCGCGCGGGCGACCTTCGCCGTGACGCCCCACATCGTCTCTTGGCCCGGGTCGCTGGGATGGTTGGAGTAGCCGCCCTCGTGGCCGAGCAGGCGATCGAACGCTTCGTCGAAGTTCATTGGGTGTTTCCTTCTTGCATGTACCAAACTGCGGCCTGCAGGCGCGACGCCACGTCGATGCGGTCGAAGAGCCGGCCGACGTGGTTCTTCACGGTGTAGAAGCTCAGGCCCAGTTCGCGGGCAATCTGCTTGTTGTTGAGACCATTCACGATCAGCATGAGAACGTCGCGCTCACGGCGTGTCAGTTCGGTTTTCACGCCTGTTCCTTGGGGTGTAGGGCATCAGGTCGGCCCATTGGCTGGGCGTCAGGTACACCTTGGGCTTGATCCAGCCGAGACGCTCCAACGCGGGGCGCCAGAACTTCTTCCAACAGAACTCCAGCAAGCACGCGATGCTGAAGAGCGCGGCCGCTGCGCTGGCGATGTTCGGCCAGGTGATCACGAGCAGGTCGGCGAAGATGCTCTGCGCCTTCGCGCCGGCATCGATCACCTGCGCACCGGTCGCCGAGGCGATAGCGGCCGTGGCCTTTGCGACGGGCATGCTGATGTCGTTGGGATCAGCCATCACGCGCCCTCCCCGGCAGCAGCCTTCATCTGGTCCATGAGGCGCTGCGCAGCTTCAAGGTGCGCGGTCAACGTGGCCTGCATGGCCTCGATTGCCTCGCCCTTAGTCGGCTCTGCCGGCGCCGCCGCCTCGGGTGTCGGCTCGGGCTCCGGCAGCGGCCGCACTTCCCATGCGTCCTTCTCGGGCAGGTAGTAGGGCCACTCGACCGCGTTGTCGTGCGACGGTGGCGCGTTCTTGCTGGCCCAGGCGGGCACCAGCACCACGCCGGGCTGCAGCTGGTCGTACTCAGCGGGAACGCCGCCGGTGTAGGCGAGCGTGTTGGGGTGGTAGCAGAAGACGTACATGGCGCGCCTCTCAGAACTTCATGTAGTAGGGATAGGCCACGTTCCGCGGGTGGCCGTCGCTCGCACCCTGGCTCTGGATGCTGATACCCGTTCCGTTGGCGACGATCGCGATGCCGGTCGCGCGGAAGTCGGTCACCACGTTGTGCGCGTGATTGCCCGCGCCGCTGGTGGTCAACGAGGTGGCCTGCGCGACTGGAGATGCCCCGCCGGCCGTGAAGACGGTGTTCACCGCCCCTGTGTAGGGGTGGTCATGGAAGCCTTGTGCATCCGTGCTGCCGGCGTGCTGGTGAGTCGGATCGCTCACCGCGTGGCCATGCCCGGAGTCGTTGATTCCGTGGTTGTGCGTCACGTTGGCATGGTCTTGGAACACGCCCAGCACTCGCGAGACATCGATCCCTCGCGACTCATCGAGGCCCCGCGTGAAGACCCCGCGCAGATCGGGCAGGCGGAAGGTCGTCGAGCCGTCACCAACGCTGAAGCACCCCGAGCTGCCCGCAGTCCATGCCGCCTCGCTGACCAGGCCGGCCGACGTAGCGAAGGCGAACAGAGCAGCGTAGGTCGTGCGCGAGATCAGCGCGCCGTTGAGCTTCAGGAAGCCCGTGGGCGCCGTGGCAATCGGCATCTGGCAGACGGCGCCGATGGGCGTGCCAGCGCCGTCGCGCAGTTGCGCCAGCAGTGCGAAGGCCTGGCGCAGCGCGTCGTCGAGCTCGGACGGAAGATCCGAGCCCTGCGGCCCGTTCAATGCCGGGTTCAGGTTGCACGCGGCAAGGGTGGTTGGAAATGCCATGGGAGGCCCTTCAAAAAGCAAAAAGCCCGCGGAAGCGGGCTTGCAAGGTCTTTCGGGAGGCGCGACCTAGAATGCGCCGATGGAGTTCAATCCGATCTTTCTCGGCTGGGTGGTGGGCATGGCGCTGTATGCCCTCATCAGCCGACTACTGGGAAAGTAGAGCCCCGCCGGCCGCGAGGCCTGGCAGCAGCAGGGGCTGCACGCGCGATGGCGCCGGCACAGGGCGCAGCAGCCCCGGGCCCACGTTCTGCGCCGCGCGCTGCTGCAACGTGATGTTGATGTTCTGCGCTGCCGGGGCCGTCAGAGGCCCGAGGAATGGCACTTTCCCCAGCATGTCGATGCCGCGGCCCAGCAGCAAAGCCCCACTGTTCGAGTTGTTCACTGCCGAGCCCACCGGCTGCACCTGCATGAGGCTCGAAACGCGGCCAACGCGATGCAGTTGCGTGATTTCCTCGGGACTGAAGAAAAGCTGCAGCTTGCGGTCGCCGATCGCGTCCAGCGCCTTGTTGTAGGCCGACTGCGAGAACCTTCCAACCTCGTCCGTAGCGCCGTTGAGCGCGCGGTCCTTCAGGTGCGAGACGATTGCCTCTTTCACTTGCGCCGCCGGCGCCTCGCGCGCCACCGCTGCGGCATCCTCCAGCGAGCCCCCGACCACGAAGCGCCGCACGAAGTTGTCGGGTTGACCTGCACCCAGCGCAGCCTCTACGGGCCGCGAGCTCTCGCGCCAGTTGAACCGCGCGGCAGCCGCGCGCCGGGCCTCGTGCAGCGCGTCCATGAAGGCCGGCGCCTCTGCGTCACTCCCGCGCAGGTAGGCCGCTCCGGCTTCCGTCACCAGCGGCTGGCCCTGCACTGGTGCCTTGATGGGCGCGATCGGCGCTGCGTCGATCGCCCGACGCGCGATACCCAGCGCCGCCCGGACGTTTCCGTCGCTGGTGCTGCGCTGCGCCGTCGCGATGTCGGTCAGCAGGTTATCCAAGGCCTTCGCGTCGAAGGGAACCTGGAAGGTGCGGCCGCCGACGGTGGTCTGACCCAGGCTGATGTCGTTCAGGGTGTCGGCGATGGCCGCGGGCAGATAGCGCAGCTTGTTCTCGCGGTTGAGCGCGTCATAGACGCCGTTCACGATGCCGGTGCGCTCCAGCGGGATCTCGCCGCCAGGCATCTCGCGGGCCCGCGTGTAGAGGCCAGAGACGCGCGCCTGCTCGGCGGCATCCTTGGCAGCAATGGCCCCGATTGCGCGCTCTCCTGCAGCGAAGGTGTCGCCCTGCTGCGCGCCCAAATCGTTCATGCGGCCGATCAGCGCCCGGTTGTTCTGGTTCTGCAGCATCGGCAGGCCGGCCAGTTGCCCGTCCGAAGAGTTGGCCGCCATCTTGGCTAGGTTCTGCTCGCGGGTGATGTCAACCGGGTTCTGGCTGATCATGCCGCGCGTAGGCGTGATGTCGAGGGCCCGGAAGTCGGCCAGGCGCGACAGCGCCTCGGGGCTCACCTCGCGACCAGTGGACAGCGCGTCGGCCATCTCGCGCCGAAGCGCGATCTTCGCGGCTGCCGGCAGCGCCGAGTAGTCGGTGCCGGACTGCCCCAGCACGCGGGTGAGCTGCATGTCGAGCTTTTCCGCCGTCGGCGCGGGCGCGAGCAGGCGACGGCCGGCCGCCAAGAGGTTGCCAGCCCCGCCCGGCATCATTGCGCCGGCCAGGGTGCCGAGCACCGAAGCGCCGAGTTGCTGCCAGGGGCCGCCGCCGGCCTCGCGCGACGCGCCACCGGCCAGACCAGCACCCGCAGCGCCGCCGAGTTGCGCCGGCACATTCGCAGCGAGTCCACGCAGCAGGCTCTCGCCGGTGGTGAGGGCCTTCGGTGCGTTCTCGGCCAGGAAGCCAGCCACGGGGCGGGAAACCATCTCGGCACCCTTGCCCGCCAGGCCAGCCAGGCCGCCGGCGCCGGCCACCATCTCCGAAGCGTCGCCGATGACGCGCTCGGTCGGCGTTTGTGGACGCGGCAAGCCCAGCGTGTCGGCGAGTTTCTCCGCCTGCACGCCCAGCGGCGTCGACTTCGGTGGAACCTGCCGGTCTGGCAGCACCTTATCGGTGAAGTAGCGCAGCGGCTCCTTGACGACCTGTGCGGCCTTGGCGGGGCCGGTCAGCGCGTAGCGGCCCGCCAGGCCGAACTGCCGCGGCACGTCGTTGAGCATCCGACCGGCCGACACAACCAGGGAAGGATCCGAGGCTGCGGGCGCGGTGCCGCTGTCGATCTGCGACTGCAGCATGCCGAAGGCCTGCTCGCGCGTTGCGCCCTCGGGCGCGCCCACCTCGTAGGTCTTGCCGTCGGGCGAAGTGAATTCGTAGGTCGGCATATCACTTCACCTTCACGGTCCAGCCGGGCGGCAGGGTCACGGCAGCCGGGGCGCTGGGCCCGGGCGCCGCGCCGCCGTTGAGGGCAGCGTACTTGCGCTGCAGTTGGAGCACCGTCGACAAGGCCGCCTTGCGCGTCGAGACGGGCAGTGTGTCGTCGCCCACTTGGCCGGCCATGGTCTGGTAGTTCAGCACGTCGGTGTTCGACTGCGGGCCTTCCATGCGAGGCACATTCGCCGTGAGCCAGCCCCCCAGCGCCTTGAGCTGCTGCGCCTGCGATGCGCCCTTGAGCGGCTGCCCGACGAAGTTCCCCACACGATCCGCCAACGAGCCGACACCTGAGCCTGTGGGGCCCTGGTCCAGGAGCTGGCTGGCGAGCTCGCCAGCAGCCTCGAACTGGCCGGCACGCTTCGATGCTGCCGCCTGCTCCGTTTCACGCGCGACGGTAGCTTTCGAGCGCTCGACGGCAGCGGTGCGGGCCCCTTCCTGTGCCGCCTTCTCTTCCGGAGAGAACTCCAGGCCGCCGCCTTGCACTTCGGGCTGCGCCGGCACCACAGCGGCAGGCGGTGCAGCTGGAGCACCCAACGGGCGGCCAGGGAGCGCGCTCGGGGCCGCGCCAGCCGGCATCGGAATGCGGTTGCTGCGCATCTCCTGCAGAAGGCCGTCGATGTCGGACTGCGCTCGCCGCTGGTCATCGGGCGTGGTAGCGCTGGCCAGGCGCTGCTGCGCCTCGCGCAGTTCCTGCGTGTAGATCTGCACCCGGTCGTTGTCGCCGGGCCGAGGCGCCATTGGGTTCGGAATCCGCACGCCGTTGACCGGACCGCCGGCGCCGAGGGGAGCCCCAGGCAGCACGGGCGCCGGACTCGATGCGGGGCCCCCGCTGATCTCGTCCAGCTGCGACTGACCACCCATGCGGCCGCCGGGGAGGATCGTCGGCCGGCCCGGCGTGTTGGCTGCGCGACTACGGTCGGAGATGCCCTGATAGGCCTTGTAAGTGTCCAGGGCGCCCCGCGGCGCGCCAACGACGATCTGCCCATCAGGCCCGACCTCCCACGCCGTGGCCTGGCCGTTGTTGCTTACGCTCAGTCCCGGCTGAACGCCACCAGCGAAGCCCTGCGCATTGGTGTTGACCAGGTTGCCGTTGACGTTCACCCAGTTCGGCTTGCTGCGATCGGCGATGAACTCGGCGAGCTTCTTGCCACCGTTGAAACGGAAGTCGGCCAGCACCTGATCGAGCGGGATGCCGTAGCGCTGCGAGATCTGAACCGCAGACATGCCGCCGCCAGCCGCCGGGCCGCCAGCGGTCGCGCCAGAGGCAGGAGCACCCGGCACAGAGCCACCGCCGCCACCCGGCGCCGCAGTGGTTGCCGTGCCGCCGGCCGCCGCCGGCGCAGCACCCAGAAGCCCGCCGCCGAGGAACTGCTGATCGAACGCCGCGTCGCGCTGCATCTTGGCGATCTGCGCGGCCGTCATCATCTTGCGGATCTGGCGATCTTCTGCGGCGTCCGCGCGCTGGCGTGCGAAGTCAGTGCCCTGCGCCACGCGTTGGCCGAAGCTCATCGGCTGTGCGCTTGGGCCAGCGGCCGCGAGTAGGCCGAGCCCCAGGGCCGCGTCTTCGGAGCTCAAGAAATCAAGTAGTCCGGCCATGGCGTTCCCTTACCAGTTCCCGCCGGGCGTGCCACCGCCCGAGCCATCCGCGGCCGGCGAGCCGCCCACGCTGGCGCCGGTGTTGCCACCGCCGCCCATGAGCCACGGATTGAAGGCCTGCCGCTTGATGCCCAGGCCCGCAGGGGCGAGATTCGCCGGGTCGTTGCCGCCCATCAAGAAGAACTCCATCATGTCGCGATAGGCCGGCGTGCCGGCCTGCGGCGTGTCGCCGTAGCGGTACGCCCCATACCCGCCGTTGCCCTGCGTGCCAGGCGGCCCGAGCAGATAGGTGCCTTCGCCCATCAGCCACGGGCTGCGGCCCGAATCGATGAGGGCCTGCTGCTGGGGGGTGTAGCCGAGGTCCTGCTGGCTGAACTTCTTTTCGGGCTCCTTGATCGCCTCGGGCTGGCTCTGCAGGTCCTGCACACTGCGCTGGCCGAGACCGCCCGCAGTGGTCTTCCAGTCCCAGGCCGTCGGGCGCGCGCTCAGGTTCTTCTTGTCGAAGCCCACCGGCTGGCCCTGCAGCTGGCCCAGCAGCCCTGGGATGAGCCCGCGCATGTAGTCGCTCTGCGCATACTGGTTGTCGAGCGCCGCACGCTGCCGGGCGCTGATCGGCTGCGCCTGGTACTGCTGCTGGAGCGCCTGGCCCTGGTTGAGGTTCTGCAGCAGCCAGGGGACTGCCATCATCCAGGGTTCGCGAGCGCTCGAACTTGAGCCCGCGCCGCCGCCGCTCTTGCTTTCGCTGCTGAGCAAGCCGCCGACAGCCCCGATCGCTGCGCCAATCCATGCCATGGTCAGCCCTCCTTCTGTTCGTTGAAGCCGCGCACGATGGCGTCGACCTCGGATTCGTTGATCGGCGCGACGGTGATCGCGTCGACCGCCTCCGGCGTCTGGTCTTCGCCCGTGCCATGGATGCATAGCCACACCGCGCCTGTGAGCGCACGCACGCCGTGGTGCGTGCCGGCGGGAATCTCGATCGCGTCGGGCCCGGTCAGCACGCGCTTCGTGCTGTCGGTGCTGACTTCGACCGTGCCGCTCACCAGGTAGGCCAAGTGCGCGTAGTTGTGGCGGTGCTGCACGATCTGCGCGCCCTTGGGGATCACCGTCTGCTTCAAGCACACGCCGCGCCCCCAGAAGTGCGTAATGCCGGTGCCGTCCAGTTCGTCAAGCGGCCGCAGTCCCGCTGGCAGGGTGTTCGCACTCATGCCTGCCACATGCCCGTGGACGAGTTGTAGCCGCCGGCATCGACGCCGCCCCAATTCCAGCCGCCAGAGCCGCCGCTGCCGCTACTGCCAGTTCCGGAGCCGCTATTGCCACGGTTCCACCAGCTGTTCCCGAGCTGCGCGCCGCCGAGCGCGCCCAGCAGTGGGTTGCTGCTTGTGCCCTGCGTTCCGGTGGTCGTGCCACCCATGCCGCCGAGGCCGCTGGCAATCTGCGAGAACTGCTGCAGGTAGCTCAGCGGCGCGTTCTGCTCGCCGGTCGCATTCTGGTAGTCCAGCGCGTTGTAGCCGCCGAGGGTGCCCAGCAGGCCAATGCCCGCCTGCAAGTTGCCCATGTTCTGGGCATAGGAGTCGTTGAAGACGTTGCGATCGAAGTCCTGCTCGTAGCGGCGGCTCCCTTCGTCGAAGTTCTTCTGCCACTGGTACATGCCCTGCTGCTGCGTGTAGTCGCCGTAGCGCAGCTTCGTGGCGATGTCGGCGAGCGAGCCTTGCAGGTTCTTCTCGTCGTTGCGCGCCATCTCCTCCAGGCCGCTGTTGCCGAAGGAGCCCGAGCGCACCATGGCCGCGTTGGACGCGGGCCGGGCCGTCAGGTTGAAGTTGCGCACGACATCGCCGCTCGCCGCGTCGATCATCTGCTGCAGGTAGGGATTGCTGGTGCCCAGGAATGGGTTGCTCGTCCCCATTCCCCAGTCGGAAAGGTCTGCCATTCTTCTTTCTCCTATAGCCGGCGCGCGAGGTGCGCGGTCCAACTGGTGACGGCTCCATCGGCATCGCCCGCGATCGTCACGGTGCCTGCCGATACGCTCGCGTAATAGCTGAAGGTCAGGTAGTCGGTGGTGCCGTTCATGGGGATCAGCGCCGCGCCGCTGCGCTGCCAGAAGGGCTCGGCGAAGGCGCCGCTGGCATCCAGGCCAAGCAGCGCGGCCTGGGCCCCGTTCTTGTTGATGTGCCCCTGTGCGTTGACGAGGTTGCCGCCCACGCCCTGCAGGTAGATGCGCCCGGTCACCAGGTAGTAGCCGGCGACGTTGGGCGTGAACCGCCCGGCGTTGGGCCCCGTCGTCTCGAAGCAGCCATTCGTATCGAACTCCTCCGACAGAGCCGTGAGGACCGTCACGACGTTCTGCGGTGCGCCGGTCGAATTGCTCCCAAGGAAGGCCTTGAAGGCGGGCCCGTCGAGCGTCTCGCTAATCGACTTCGCGCCGGCGCGGATGGGTCCGATGGCGTCCACCAGCGGATTGAACGAGAGCGCGACGCGGCGCCCCCAGTCGATCACGGCAGGGAAGAAGCCCGGCCCTTGGGTGATGCGCGGATCCTGTTCGAGCTTCATCGCATCCCGTCCGGTCGCAGGGGGACCTTGATCGCGGTCTCGCGGTGATCGCCCATGAAGTCGAAGCGCAGACGGTGGAAGCGGCCCGACTGCCACACGTCGAACCCTCCGTCGTACATTTGCTCTGTGGGCCCGGCCTGCAGCGTGGCGCCCTCCTCAAACTTGAAGAAGCCGGCTGCCGCCGCGGACGTGGGCCGCTGGCTGAAGCGGATGTGCACCCGCTCCAGCAAAGTCACCAGCCCATCGTCGCCATAGTCACCAGTCGTGAAGCTGGAAGCGCCACAGACCCCATTGGCCACCACCAGCTGATGGTTGGCATCGAAGTAGGCGAAGGCTCGGCCGCCAGAGAGCCAGTATTGCGAGTCGAAGGGCACCGCCGGCAGGCCGTCGATAGTCGAGGAATAGGCGTTCAGCCCGTCGATCGTGACGCCCGGCGCGGTGAAGGTCAGCGCGGCCTCGGACACCCGATCCGCGATGCCCCAGCGCTTGGACTTGAGGTTCCAGACCAGCATGCGGTCCAGGGCGCCCGTGCTGCCCTGCGAGGCGAACGCCACCCAGACGCATTGCCGCTGACGGTCGAACGTGGCGCGCGCGCGGAAGCGATAGGTCTGCGAGCTGTTGCGCCGGAACCAGTTGCGCACCTCGTCGCCGATCGACACCGGCCGCGTGCCATCGAAGATCCAGAAATCATCATCGCCGACGATGAAGTGCGCGCCACCGATGTCGCACACGGCTTCCTGGCCGACCGCGCCGCAGTCATTCGAGCCCGGCACGAGCGACCAACCCCAGGTGCCGGACTGCGAACCCACGAACTGGCCCAGGAACACGCCGCGCGTCTTGTAGGCGATCACATAGTCGCCCAACTGCAAGCCGGCCTGGATACCGCCCGGCGCAGCCACCAGGCGGCCGGTGGTGGCTCCCGTTGCAACGCTGGGCGTCCAATTGGTCTGATCGCTCTGCGCGCAGCACCACCAGCGGTCCGGCGCTACCCCGAACGTGCCCTCGTTCGTGTTGAACGCGATCACGAAGTTGTTCGAGGCGCTGACCACGATCTTCGCCTTTGGCGCGCCGGCCAAGGCAGCGAATGCGCCGGTGGTCGAACTCTGCATGTTGTCGACCAGGTTGGACGCTATCGACGTGTCGCCGAACTGGCAAAAGGACCAGCGCGAATCCACGCTGCCGGTGTAGCTGCCGCCGCCAGCGCTGCGGTCGGTCCAGACCGTGCCCAGCAACTCGTAGAGCTTGGTCTGCGTGCCGGCGAAGATGCGCCGCGTCTCGTCCAGCTTCGTGACGATCACCGCACCGCGGCACGCGGCGGCAAGCGCTGGCGCATTGGCTGCTGCCCCCGTCGGCGCCCCCACGAAGGAGGTTTCCAGCGGGATGATGTTCGAGCAGTCGGTGAAGATCCCCGGCGTGACCGGGTCCACGTCCGGAGCGAAACCAAGCAGCTTGTCCATTACTGCCGCCCTGGCATCCGGAGGCGCGAGCCACTGACCACGGCCGCGCGCTCGGCGCTCTGGAAGTTGTCGATTGCCTTGTCTAGCAGCGCGCCGTACTCGGCGACCTTGTCCGGGTTCTTCACGAAGATCGCGGACTCGATCAGGGCGGCGTACAGGTAGATGCTCGGCGCTCGGTCCATGAGCCAGGTGGTGCCGGCGGTGGCCAGCAGGCCCGGCATCTTGTAGAACTTGGTCGTGAGCACGAGCGGCGCGCTCGGCGTCTGGCCGTAGAGCAACCGGCCGCCCTCAATGCTGTACTTCGTGGCGTCGCCCGGCTGCGGCAGATCCTCCAGGGCATCGGGCGCCATGTACTCGATGCGCGGCTCGGCGGCAGACGTGATGCGCTTGAACGCCAGCCAGCCGGTCGGCAAGGCCACCCAGTTCTGCCCGCCTGGGATCGTCAGCGTGGCGTGCTCGATGCCCCACTGCGAGCGCACGCGCTGCCACAGCCGCTCCTCGCCGAGCCGGATGAAGTCCGGGATTCTGCTGACGACCGTCGAATCGGCGCGCGAAGCCCAGCCCGACACCGCAGCCTGCAGGTCGGTGTAGTTGTTTAAGCTCATGGCTCAGCGCTTCAGGTACTTCTCGAACATCACGAACTGGCTGTTCTCGCGCAGCCAGGCCTTGATCGCGGCTTGGCGTGCGCCGTTGTCGCGGATCAGCAGAAAGCGCGCGTACTCGGCCGGCGGGATGTGGCCCACCAGGCGGCCCTCGCCCCAGCGCTTGCCCTCCGTCGCCTCGCGCGCCTGTCGCGCGTACTCCAGGTGCGGCTCCGCGTCGTAGGAGCGCTGGACGATCAGGGAATCGCCCTCGAAATGCAGCTGCGTGCGCACGCCCTGCGTGCTGACGCCTTCGTCGACGGTGACGTTTCCCTCATGGCCCATGGCTCTACCTCCGGGTCGCTTCTCAGCGATGCCTTGAATGAAAAAAGGGCCTCCGGTGAGGGAGGCCCTTCGGTGCGCGCGAGCGCTGCTTACGGGGTCAGATCAGCGATCTTGCCCATCGCCTTCTCCGCGTCCACCACCAGAGTCACGTCGGCGGTGATCAGCACCTTCTCGCTGTCGCCGGTCTTGCCCATCTCCTCGGTACGGAAGCCGTCGAGGAAGGACAGTTCGCCGTGCTCCGGGTTCACCAGGAACACGTTGGACGAGCCCACCATGATGTAGTGGGGCACGATCTCGATCTCGCCGAAGTCCGACATGTACACGTCGGCCCCGCCGATGATGCGGCCCTGCTCCTTCTTGCCCACTTGGTAGCGGTTGACCGCGATGCCGGTGAAGGTGGAGAACACCACCTTGTGGTTCGGCGACATCACCGCCTGCGGGGGGACTTGGCCGCTGGCGGTGTAGGCCGCCTGCGCCACGGTCTTGAGCAGGGTTTCGGTGAACGCGCGAGCCGTGCCGGCGGTCGGTGCGACCAGCGGGGCGCCGGTGTTGTGCACCGGAGTCGAGCCGCCAGCACCGTGCGAGACGTTGCTGTACAGCAGGACACCCAGGCCGCCGAGCTTCGACGCAGCAGCCGAGGTGCCAGCAACAGCGGGGTTCGCGGACAGCGTGGCCGCCTCAATGTCCCGCTTGATCTCCTTCATCTTCTTCGCCTTCTGGTAGGCCATGGCCTTGGCCATGCCCGCCTTCTTGACGATGTTGGCGCGACGGCTCACCGCCGGGCGCTTGGTGAAGATCTGGCAGTAGTTGCCGACGCGGTCGGTGCCGGTCAGCGCCTCCGCCGCGAAATCGTCGCCGTCGATCGCCGCGTTGTCCTTGTTCGGCGCGGCCATGCCGTCACGCTGCCACTCGTGGTACGTGTTCGTCGCCGTGCCGCGGCCGAAGTTGGTGGTGATCGGGACCTCTTCGGGGTCCACGTTGTAGATCTTGTCGACCAGGTCCTCGCGAACAGAGCTGTTCACGTCGTAGCGGTCGAAAAGGTTTGCTGGTTGTGCCATGTCTGGCTCCTCAAAGCTTGGGGTTTTTCATGAGGAACGAGGTCAGGTCGCTGGTCCTCGCACGGCCCGTCTTGAACCGCTGCTCGACCTGCTTGCTGACTCGTTCACCCTGCGGCACCTTCTGGCGGACGCCCTTCGCTTTCTCGCGGAGCTTGTGGAGTTCCGCCGCGTCGCGCATGATCAGGACCAGCCGAGGGTCCTTGACCACCGCGAAGCGCTCCTTCTCGATGCCGTAGAGCTTGGCGATGTCGCCGAAAATTCCGGCGAGCTTTTCTTTGTTGATGCCGTTCTGGCCGAGAACGCCCCACGCGGCAGAGAAAGCCTTCGCCTCCTCGCCCTTCGCGCGCTCCTGGTGCTGCTGCACCGCTTCGCGCATGTCGGAATCGATCTCTTCCAGCGTGGCCTGGATCGCCCGGCGCCGCGCATCCTCGATGACGTAGGCGTTGGGGTCACTCGCGGCCAACTGGGCCAACTCGGCATCCGTCTTGAGCTGCGCAAGCTTCACGATTGCATTGCGGGCCTTGACGGCCTGCTGCGCATAGTTCTCGAGCCCCTCGGAGAGACGCTGCTGAACCACATCGAACGCCTGGCGCTCACGTTCGCCCAGCTCCATGGTCTTGCGGGTGTAGTCCGCATGCCGCTGGTAGCCGGCGATCATTTCCTTCTCGTCCACCTCAATCAAGATGTCGGCCCCGTCATCGCCTTTGACAGGGACTTTCCATTTCAGACCTTGTCGATCTTTGGCGCCGGCGTCAGCCTCCGGGTCCGCATCTTCTGCGTCCGGATCCGCGTCGGGATCGGGGTCTGCATCCGGATCTGCATCCGGGTCGGCATTCGAGTTGTCCAGCTCGTCGCTGGGCTCGGCGCCGCGGTTGGACTCAGCTCCCTGGTGGTCGGCCTCAGGGTTATCGACCAGGAACTGGGTCAGATCATCAAGAGATTCCGGGGCCGGATCGGCTTGACCGCTCATGTGATGTGCTTTCGATCAAGACTACCCCTCGATGGCACCAGGGGCAGACACGGGACGCCTCGCGGCGGAGCCCAGATAGGCGGGTGCGCGCCCAGAAATCAGCGGCCGGTGACGGACCGCAGGCCGCGGCGCAGGCGCGATTCGTCGCGCAGGTCGTCGGCCTGAATGCGGGCGTCGGCCAGGTTGCCCTGCTCGATCATTCCGCCCAGCGTGGCCTTGATGCGGTCGACCAGCTTGGCCTGCTGCAGCAGCAGCCGCTGCCCCTCCGCGTCGCGCAGATCGCACTTGCGCCAGGCCTGGAAGATGGCGCGGCTCATGCGCTCGAATGCATCATTGAAGGCCGGGTTCTCCAGCACCTGCCGGGCCTCCAGTCCCAGGGTCGCGGCTTGCGCGTCGTCTCGCTTCATGCTCGGGCTTCCCAGAAGATGCCCTCGGCACCGCACACACCGGCTGGTTCATCAGCCACGGCGAAGCGCTGCGAAGGGCAGTTGATCAGATTCGAGGACTCGCCCTGCGCGCGTGCGCAGTAGGCCATGTCCTCGTTCGTGTACTGCGCGCCGTCCTTGGTGCGCGAGTGCGTGCAGGTGCGGCACAGCCGCTCGGGTTCGCTCATGCCAGTAGCAGCGCCAACAGCGCTTCCTCTTCGTCCTGGTCCGCCAGGCGGGCCCGGGCTTGCTCCTCGGCCTGCATCTGCTGGATGCGGAAGGCCACCTGCGCCATGAAGAGCTGCATCGGGTCCAGCCGGTCGAACATCGGCGGCAAGACGGGCCGCTGCGCCAACCAGCCCGCCATCAGATCCCGGAAGCGCATCTCGGCGCCGTCGTCTTCCAACACCAGGCGCGCGGCCTCGACCTCGAACGCCTTCGCGCGCTTCTGCGCCCTCTCCTTCGCGGGCTTCACCCGCCGCTCGGCCCGCGCGTCCAGGACGCGCTGCAGCAGCGGCTTGAAGGACACCTCCCGAACACCGCCGACCATCTCGAAACCCATGCCGCCGGGGGCCGGCTGCGGTTGGCCGCCGGTCGTCATGGTGCTGGTCGTAGCCTGCCCGGCAGCCGGCACCATCGTGGACCTGGTCGCAGCCACGGCCGTGAGCGTGCCGGCGGTAGCGGCACCCGCTGCCGCCGTCATTGAGGCCATCGCGGTTGCGCGCCCCGCCATGCTGCTGGCCGTCGCCACGCCCGCGGCGCCTGTCATCGCGGAGGCGGCACCAGACTGCGCAGTCATCGTGCTCGTGGTGGCCGTGCCGGCAGCCGCAGTCATGTCCGCTGAAGAACCACCGCCTCCGCTCGCGTTCTTGAACGCGACCTGGACGCCGACAAATCCCGACACCGTGCCGGTGAAGGTGAAGGATGCGGTCTGCGTGCCGGATCCGGTCAGAACTTTGTACCCAGAGCCGTATGTGAAATGGGTACTGGCATTCGGCTCGATGTCGATCTGCGTGTAGCCGGACGTAGGTCCAGCTAACGACGACCCCTCACCGCCGCACGAGCCAGCTGCCACGTGGAAGCCGCCGAGCGACGACGAGGCCGCGGTGGTTCCCGCATTGCCCGAGCCTGCTGCCGATGCAATGGCCGCCGATGCCACCACGTCAACCGGTGCACTGGCGTCAAGGCCTGAAATTTCGAGAAGCGTTACTTCCGCATAGGTGTCAGTTGGAAACTGACCGGTCGCCCAGGTCGCTGTATGCGTGCCGGCCGCAACACTGGATGCCGGCTTGTAGAAGACCGCACAGTTCGGGCGGTACGCAGAGACGCCCGTGCTGCCCGTGGGGGCGATCGCCACCGACCAGCCGCCGGTCGGCGTGTTGATGGCCGGCGTCGGCGACGTGTTCGGCTGCGAGCACAGCTCGACCACCACCGCCACCGTGTTGTTCGCCGTGACTCCCGTGATCGACCTGGCGCCTCCCGTGACGCCATCAAGGAAGAACTGCGCACTCTTCTGAACGAGCGAGGACAATTAAAGCCTCTCGATGATTACCGCGGTGCGCAGGGTCTGCAGGATGTCCACATCGACGCCGCACTGGCCGGCCGGCACGTCCGGGAGGTGGAGCACCTGTGTTGTGCGCGGTGTGCCGTCGCGGTTCGTGGCCGCCCCTCCCTGGAAGCTGGCCGATGCGAGCAGGTCGCCGTCTGGCGAAATGAGGGTGATGCTGCCCACGTCGCCAGGCGGCCAGTTCTCGCGCGTGAGCGTGATGCGGAGCGTGCTGCGCTGCGGTAGTGAAGGCGCCAGCGAGATCTTGCGCGGCGAGTACTGCCGCGAAGTAACGCTCAGGACGACGGCCACACGTCAGTCCTCTGTGACGCATTGGCCTGCGTTGATGGTCGGCGTGACGCCGTTGCCACTGACGATGCTCGGCGACAGCGGGCCTTTGTAAAGCAGCTTGCCGGCGCCGCTGGAGGCCGTTCCCAGGCCCCAGTGCGTCGCAGTGCCGCTGCCTCCGGTGCCGGCCGGGAACACCGCATTGGTCCCCAGGCTGACAACGTTGCCGCTAACCGGAAAGTCGGTGCTGTTGCGGTTCTTGGCTACGCGCCCGTAGCTCGTGTAGGCAATTTCGCTGGTGGTCTGATCGCCCGCCTCTCCCGGGTCGGCCGTGTGCAAGCTGAAGTACAGGCTTCCGGCAACAGAGGAACCGCGCAGGCCCGAGGCGTCCCCGATGTTCGCGATCCACGTGTTTTGAAACAGCAGCAACAGGAAATCGTTCTCGAAGGTGTTGGACTTGCTCATGGTCTTTCCTTATTGGTGTCCGGCCACCCGGCCGGATTCATCGAGAACGAGGGGGCGCATCCGTCCGCCCTTCGTGATGCCGACGGGACGGCCTGTTTCGGGGTCGCGCACGATCTGCGCAGGCGCGCTGATCTCGGCCCTGAGAAGTTCCATGCCCTGCAGGATGGTCTCGAACGGGTCCGGGCCCTGCACCACTTTCCCCGTCTCGGGGTCCACGCCCCAGCCGGGCGGCAGGATGCTCTCGGGGTGAGAGATCTTCGCGACCGTGACGCGCGCGGCGTTGTCCTTGTCGGTCTTGTAGCGGCCCTCGGCGATCTTCGCGAGCTCGATCTGGAAGTCGTACTCCGCCTGGCGGCGCTCGCGCTCGGCGTCGCGCTCGTCGTTCTGCTGCTGCAGCGTGAAGTTGTTCTGCGCCTCGCGCTCTTTGAGCTCGGCTTCGCGGTCGATCTTCGTCATGGCGATCTGGCCGCGCAGCTGCTCGATCGTCACCTCGGGCGGCGGACCGCCGGGCTTCTCCGGCAGCTTCGCCTCGCCCGGGTCGGTGTAGTAGTTACCGATGTCCTTGATGCCCTGCAGGTCCAGCATCTTGGCCCGCGTGTTGTAGATCTGCCGAGGCGTGATCATCATCGGGCCCAGCGGGCTCTGCGCGAGTTGGATCTGGTCCGACACGATGCCGCGCATCACGGCCATCTGGCCCTGCTTGTCGCCGGTGCCCAGGCCGACGTTGATCGTCATGTCATAGCTGTCGCGCCATTCGTTCGGATCGAGCTCGACGAACTCGCCGCGCAGCCTGAAGGCGATCTTCTCCATGCCGCCTTCGGTCAGCAGGCGGAGGATGCCCTGGAAGGTCGGCTTCACCAGGACCTCGGCGAACACGCGCGCAATCAGCGCGGTGCGCTGCTTCGAGGCATCGTCGATGATCTGCGCTTCGCCCAGGGTCCGCTCGCCAGGCCGCAGGGCGTTCGGGTCGATGCCCATGCGGTTCATGGTCAGGCCGGTGCGCTGCTCGCGCATGGCGTCCACGTAGCCCAGCAGTGGCTGCATCTGGTTGCCGACGTAGGGCGTCGCCTCCACGCCGACGGCGTTCTCTGCCCACTGCTGCACCACACCACCCGGCCGACCGTCCAGCAGGTCCTCGATGCTGGCCAGCGGCGCGCCATTGCTGTCGACCATCACCGTCTTGCGCGGGTTGTTGGCCAGGATGGCGTTGTTCACGACGCCGCGCATCAGGTCGGTGCGCAGCTTCTGGATGTCGCTCACGAGCTCAGCGATGCTCATGCCGTCCCAACGGTGCTGCACCAGCAGGGGCGAGCCGGTGGCAACCGGCACCTGCGGGCATTCCTCGCTGGACAGGATCCGCTCCTTCAAGCGGAAGACCTCGCGGCGCTCCGAGATGCCGTCGCCGTCGGTATCCACCAGCACCCACTCGATGCGCAGCCACCCGGTGGTCTGGCTCTCGTCCTCGGTCTGGGTGTTCGACAGGTCGGTCGTCACGTCCTCGTTCAACCCGCCGGTGCGGTCGCGGCGGTTGATCGAGTCGATGGTGCCGCCGGGCTCCGAGCTGGCCGCCAGCTCTTCGGCCGTCACGTCCTTGTGCCCCATCTGGTGCAGGTCGGACAGCGTCACCTCCATGACGCGAGACACGTAGGGGCAGTCGTGCAGGAGCGGGCTGGTCCAGTCCCGCTTCACCAGCAGGTTCTCGGGCTCGAAGGCCTCGACCTTCACCACCTTGCGCTCGGTGATGCGCGCGATCTTGGCGTTGATCAGGGTCTGCAGGAGGGGCTGGCCAGCTGCATCGAGCGCCGGCTGACCCGTGGCAGGGTCCATCAAAGGCGCCTGGTACTCCTCGGCCGCCTCGATCTCGTCGCCATCCTGCATGGCGGCGGCCAGCACCTCCTCGGTGGCGCCGCGCACCGGAATTGTCTCCTTGCTGCGCACCGTCTCCTTGCGCCAGTGCACCGCGCAGTTCTTCTGCTGCAGGGCGTCCTTGAACAGCGTGTAGAGCACCAGGAAGCCCGGGTTCTGCTTGTAGAACACGTAGTTGCAGGCGTCCGTCGCCTGCTGCGCGCCCTTCACCTCCGACTCGCGCGTGGGGTCGAAGACGACCGCATCCTCGCTGGAGACGAAGATCTTCAGCAGCTCGGCCAGCAGCCACTCGACCGTGTCCTGCACGTCCGAGGTGATGATCTGCGACCAGCCCTCTTCCTCATTGCCGTAGGGGCGGCGGTAGTACTCGCGCACGGACGCCCGGCGGGCGGACGCGAGCAGACCGAAGGTGAAGTCTGCTGAGTCCTCTTCCAGCAGCTGCAGATGGCTCAGCAGCTTCTCGTCGTCCATGCGCTCTGCCACGGTCAGTCCTTGCCCTCGGCCGTCGCGCGCTGGCGTTGCAGCGGGGACTTCTCGGGCCAGGGCGGGCAGCCGTTCACGGCCGAGCCGTCCGGGTAAGTGTGGATCTGGCTCGGCTGCGAGTCGTCCGCCGCCGTTTCAGCGGTTTCGGCGGCCGCGCCGGTGCTGGCCTCTGGGGCCGTCGTGCGTTTTGCCATGGTGGCTCCTTTCTTCAGGCCAGGGCCCGGTTTCGTTGCTTCAGCGGTTTCGGCGGCCGCGCAGGGGCGCCCAGGTCTGCGAACGTCAGCAACCAGGCGTCGGCCCGGTTCGGGCTCTTCACGCCCCGCTTCTTCAGCTCGGGCTTGCCCTCGACCTTGATCAGGCCATTGCTCAGGATCGAGTACGTCGGCACGCACAGCTCTGCGATCGTGTCGTCGTCGTCGGCGAGGTGGCAGTCCTTCGCCTCCAACCACTCGCGGCCCTTCCACCAAAGCTCATCGCGCAGCCGGTTGAACTGCCGATCGGCCTTGTCGTTCACCGCCTCGGCCTCGGCGACGTTGATGCCAAACACCGGCAGGCCGAGCTCCTTCAAGCGATCGACCACGCCGGCGCCGATGCCGATCACGTCCACATTGATCGACCGCGGCCGTTCGTGCTCGGGCGTCTTGTCCCACTCCGCCTTGATCAGGCCGGCGGTCTGCATGGTGTCCTTGCCCCACCATTCCTCCACCGGCGCCAGTTGGTGGTTGCCCTTGCGCTTCGCCAGCGCGGAGGAATCGTCGCCGAAGCGAGCCACGTCCACGCCCCAGATCACCGGCGCGCTGGCCACCACCGCCACCTCGCGGATCTTGGCCGCCTCGCACAGCTCCAGGGAGATCACGCCATCAGGTGCACTCACGAACTCTCCCTTCACCCGGACCTTGAAGACCGACGACTGACGCCCGTACTTCCTGGCCATGTTCTCGATGTAGGCCCGCGAGACCATCGGGCTTGCCTCGCCATCCCAGTGCAGCGCAGCCCAGGACCCGCGCATCTTGTGGTGCGAGTCGAAGAAGTAGCCGCTCTGCCGGGTCGGGTTCGCCGCCATCACGACGAAAGCGCCATCAGTGGACAGCGCACCCTCCGCGACCTCGAACACGTTGTCGGCGACGCCCGAGGCTTCATCGATCAGGAACAGGATGTGCTCCGAGTGGAAGCCTTGCAGTGCCTCCGGCCGCTCCGGACGCGATGTGCGCGCGACAGAGAACGATTCGTTGGGTGCCGCACTCATCCGGAACGCTCCGGCCGACCAGGTGAACTGCTCACCAAGGGCCGGAAGCCGCTCCTTCATGGTCCGATGCCACTTGGCGATCTCCGACCACAGCACGTCTTCCAGCTGGTGCGCGGTCGGGGCCGTCGCCGGCACCTTCGCCGGGAAGTAGCACGACAGGAACCACAGCACGCACCAAGCCATGAAAGTGGACTTGCCCGTGCCGTGGCCCGAGCGGATCGACACGCGGCGCGTCTTCACCAGGTGCCGGCTGGCGTCCCACTGCTGATCCGTGGGCTTCGCTCCGAGCACCTCCTGCGCGAAGAGAGCCGGCCCACCCTTACGCCACCGGAGGACTGCCCGCTGCGTCTCGGTGAGCGCCATTCAGTTCTGCGAGCTCTTCGGCCAGGCTCCGCACCGTCACGCCGCCCGAGTGCTCGATAGCCTGCAGGCGCGGATGGATGTAGGGCGCGGCGTCCTTTGCAATGGCCGAAGCCTCGATCATTGCGTCGAGCGGCACTGCGCCGCGCTCTGCGTCGGTCTGGGCGGCTGCCTGCATTCCATCGAAGCGGCTCACCAGGGCGCGCATCGTACGCAGCATCACCTCAAGAGGCGTCAGCCCATCCTCTGCCGCCTTGTCGGCGATCTCGCGCGTCTTCTGCGTCGCTGCCCCGGGTTTGCGCCCTGCCCCTTTGCGCGAGCCGCCGTGACTTGATTTATCTTGATTCTTTTCAAGAGTCACGGCAGGTCCCCCACGCGCATGCCGAGCGTCGGCAACTTGGCGAACATCACCGTTGCGTATTCCCGCATTGCCGCAGCGAGGAACCGCATTGCGCCGTCGATCATCATCGTCGAGGCCAAGTGGTCGAAGCTGTAACCGTGCTTGCCCTCGAACCACTCATCGAAGGTTTGGAGTGCGGGCGGGGTCGGGTTGGTTGACATGTTCATGGTTCGGGGCTTCCTTGGCTTGTCCGATGGGGCCCATCCGACTTACGCTCGCGCGCTGGGCCTGTTGCGGTTCTCACTCTTGCCTCGCAACCATCGAGTGCGGATGGTGGAAACATTGGCGCGGATTGCCCGCCGCGCCGGCACGCGAGGCTGGTGCCTGTTCGCCGGGGTGGTTGAAACGGTGCCGCGCGCGAAAGAATCGACCAGTCGTGACGAAGTGCACGCGCATTCGACTTTGGTCGCATTGCCTGCAGGCGAATTGAAGCGACGATGCCCTTCCGCGCCGACGAGCTTATTCGCTAGGGCCTTCTCCCTCGGCAGCTTCGGCTCTCAAGCGCGCTGGCAAACCCAAAATGTCTTTCAGGGGGCAACTGAAGATCGGCTGGTCCCTGCGCAGAACCTCACAACTGCCGTCATCCTTCAAAGTGAAGGATGTCTCGCCGATCACAACAACTCGACTTGGAGAATTCATGAATGTTCCCTATTTCTTCGTCTACAAGGATCACGCCTCGCAATGGCGCTGGCGCTTCGTGGCGAGCAATGGCAGAACGATCGCCGACAGCGCGGAGAGCTATCACAATCTTCAAGACTGTGAGCACGGCATCGCACTGGTGAAGAAGGAATCGCCGGGTGCCGTCACCATCGGTGATGACAACTACAAGCGCAACCGTCCCTAGCTAGGAGGAAACGATGCCCGGACTTACGAATCATCAGGCGTACACGAACGCATGCTCGATCATTCAAGGCGCATTGCAAGGGGAAGGACTAAAACTCATTGGTCCGTCAAGCAATCCAGATACTGAGCTAGCCAAAAAGGCTGCGGAGCGGGATGCGGTCTACTTAAGCACCCTGATCAACAATCTTGCGAAGGCCCTTACTTCGGCTACTGACTAACCGCGAGAGAACGAGAAAAGCCGCCGAGCTGTGACGCTGGGCGGCTTCGGGGTTCTTGGGGACGAGTTCGCCCAACGTGGGGCCAGGGTGCCGCATTGTTATTTGACCCGGGCTGCCCGGTGACGGCTCTCAGCATTCTACCGTCTGGTAGAGCATCTGCAACCCCTCACCCCATGCGCTCGCGCAGCTTGTCCATCGCTTGCGGCCCGGCCTCGGACTGGTTGCGCTCCATCTCCGAGATCATCCAGGCGGCGAGCTCACGATGGTCCTTCGGGAACTGCGGTTCGAACGGGATGCGGCCGGAACCCGCGCACGGGCTGCACTCGCGTGAGCCGAGGGTCTTCGTGCCAGGAATCAGCTCGTAGCCATGGCCGCCGCAGGGCTTGCACCGGCCGTCACGATGCCAGGCAAGGCAGGCCTTGGCCATGTTCTCGGCTTCCCGGCGGTTCAGCTTCACACGCATCCGGCGGGCCTGCCGCCATGCCAAGTCCGACAAGATCTCCACGACCTGCACGGACGCCGAGTTGTCGCCAAGGAAGAGCCGCTGCAGCGCCACAGCCAGCGGCGCACGCCAGACGCGATTGCCCTCGCTGTCATGGCCCCGCCGCAGGTCGCGGTCTGCCAGGCCCATCGCGCCCAGCACGTCGGAGTCTGAGAAGTTCGTGCGCGCCTCGCTCTTGAGGTTCGAGGACCGTACTGCGCTGGCGTAGCGCTCGATGATCTTCAAGGCAGCGCCTCGTATGGGATGAAGCCATCCTCGTCGCGGTGCTTCGCGTTGTAGCGCTCGGCGACCTTGGGCGTGACCGCTGCGGCGGCCTTGTCGATCACCTCTCGATCACCGATCAGGAGCGGCACGTATTGCATGTCTCGATCGTCAGCGAAGGCCTGCATGTGTGAGTTCAGCATGTCGTCCAGCGTCTCGATGTGCAGCATCCCTTGCTTCTGGCTCCACAAGAGCACCCACACCTTTAGGGTGTCGAATGTCGGATGCTCAGCGAGCAGAGGGCGCTTCGGGCGATTGGTCGTATCCGGCATAGGTGGGTTCCTGGGTTGAAAACTCGACGAACGAGAGGGGATAGCGGCGCGGCTGCGTGCGGTACTGCTGCGAGGCCTTGTCGAACCAAAGCGCGAGCGTGTAGTCTTGGAAATCGCCGTGGCGGTTCTTGGACAGCACGAGCTCGGCATCTGGCTCCTCCTGCTTCTTCTTCCACTTCTCGACCGCCTCGGGGTCGTCAGCGCTGGGCAAGGCTTCGTCTTTCTTGTTCCGCCAGACGGCGAACGTGTTATCGGCTGCGTTGATGATGTCGCCGCTGCCGGCAACGTCCATCTTGGTCGGCGGCCGTGCTTCATCCTTGCCCTTGCGCGGGTGTGCGACCAGGTGGACGTGTGCACCGTGCCGCTTTGCGAAGTCGCAAATCTTCTGAACGGCGGCCTTCTGCGCGGACAACGAGCCAGGCCCATCGACCGGTACATCGATCATCATCAGGCTGTCGATGACGAAATGCCGCACGCCGTGGCGCCGCGCTGCATAGGCGAACACTTCGAGCAGGCGGTCGAGCTTCGCGCTACCGACCACGTCGAAGATCCAGCACCTGTCGCGCAACCATGCGCCGATGGCACGGATGTACGGGATCGACGGCCGATCCAGACCCGAGGCCTGCTTGTGAACGCGCTTCAGGTGCCGCGCTGGCGTCAGCTCGCCGGAGAAGATGACGACCTGTTCGCCCTGCTTCATCAGCCCAAGCAGCACCTGGTCGAGCATCAAGCTCTTGCCGTGACCGTTCCAGCCCGTCCATGCCGTGTACTCACCGCGGCGGAACTGGAACCAGTCGAGGTACTTGTCGATGAACAAGCTCGGGTCCTTCGGCGCCTCCGGGTCGGGGTAGAACAGCGCTTCGACCTCGGCTGTGTGGTCGTCCGCGCTGGTTAGCTCGTCCGGATCGAGCGGCCGCGCTTCTTCGATCGCCTGCTGAAGGTCCGAAGCATCAGCGCCGTCCTGCAGCCACTGATTCGCGTCCTTCGCCGCATGATGGACGATCCGGCAGCGTTCGATGCCCAACCGGCGGACAACCTCGGTCGCACCCTTCTTGCCCGGCTCGTCGTTGTCGAACCAGACGATGATCTCCTCGAAGCGTTCCAGGCGTTCCCAGTCGCTTTCGATCCATTGGTGATTGCCGGCGCCTGCGTTCACCGAGAGCGCGGGAATGCGGCACTGGTGGAGCGTCATGGCGTCGATCTCGCCCTCGCAGATCGTCACCACTCGAACGTTCGGGCTGATGAGGTGCCAGCCGAACAGGCACGGCATCGCGTCCTTCTCCTGGCCCATCCCCTTTTTGTCGTCGGGGTTCCGGTACTTGCCGTTCACGTACTCCCCGTCACGCAGGTAGGGGAACAGCGCCCAGGTGGAGCCGTTGCGTTGCACCTCGCGCACCTTGAAGGCCTCGATCGTCTGGTCGGTCAAGCCGCGGCCGCGAAGCCAGGCATAGACCGGTCCAACAGGCTTCTGGGTCTGCGGCTTCGCGGGCTTGGTGAAGGTGCGTTCTGGCGGCTTCGGGAAGTCCTCGCGGATGCCCAGGAACTGCTTCGCCTCCTTCATCGCCTCGATCAGCGTGAGCCCGTGGCAGGCCATCCAGAGGTCGAGCAGGTCACCGCCCTCCCCGCTCGCGAAATCCTTCCACACCCCGGCCTTCGCGCCGGTCAGACGCACCGAAAGGCTGTCGCCCGTCTCGCCGCTGGTGTTGCCCGCCTTCCACTCGCCGGAGGCCTTCTTGCCCTGCGGCAGCAGGTGCCGGGCGATCTCGGCGGCGTGCTGCGCCATGCGGACCTTGAGTTCGCCGGCGTTCAAGCGGTCGCCCCTTCCTCGACCAACTTGCCGGCACGGTAGAGCTGGTAGTTGCCGACATGGCAGCGAGCGTTCTTGGCCTCGTACTCGGTCTCGAATCCCGCCGCCTCGAACCACCGCATGCCGCTGTCGTTGACGGGCACCTTCGCGCCCGGGATCTCGTCCTCCCATTGGCCCTTGTTGAGCCAGGTCGACGCATGGGGGATGAATCGCCCGTTCTCTCGCCGGTCGAGGTGCGGTCGCTGAGCAGCGAGCGCGCCCAGGATCGTCGCCTGCAACGCCTCGTCCGGTGCCAGCTTCAGCCAGGCCCGCAGCGCTGCCTGCTTGCCGACCTTGCGAGGGTAGGCCGCGTAGAACGCCTCGAAGCCCGGCATGCTCTCGATGGCTGCAGTCGGTGATCGACGCGGTCGCCCCCCTTGGGGGGTATGGGGGGAATCAGGAATCAGTGAATCAGGAATCAGGAATCCGGAATCAGGAATCAGGGCGTTAGACACTTGTTCTTTAACTGTTAAGGCACTGTTATCTGACAGTGCTGCATCAGTTATCGAACAGGAAGCCAACGATTTCTGACCTGTTGCATATCCGTTGGGCTTGCGTTCATGGACAGTGACCATCCCGTTTTCATCCGGGATGTCGCCATCTTTTTCGGTCCCGTGCGGGGCCTGGTGCTTGCTGAAGTTGACGATCTGGATGCAGGCCTTGCCCGCTGCGGAATAGCGCTTGATGAAGCCCGATGCATGTAGGCGAGACAGGATCGCGTCGGCATCCGCATCGTCGTCGTAGGGGATCGCCTGCTTCGCGATCCGCTTCGGTCGATCCTCAAGGCGCCCTTCGCGGTCGGCCAGCATCCAGAGGTAGATGAACAGCAGCCTGTCGATCGGCGCCAGCTCGGCCAGCGCCTCGTTGTCCATGATCGAGGGCTTGATGTTGCGCGCGCGGGCCATCAGCGTTGCGCCCCCACTTCTCCTGAAGCCGCGTGACCCATCGTCGCCGACTCCGCGGCCGCATACTGCTCGATCTCCTTCTCGACCTCGGCCCAGGCTTCGGCCGCTTCGGCCTGCGCCTTGGTCAGCGCGGTGATCAGCGCCGGCACCTTGTCCTGGTCGATGACGATGTGGTGCACCTCGCTGTCGAAGTTCTGCTCCATCAAGACGACGTTGCCACCGCCACCGGGGTAGACCGCAAGCTTCTGCAGCGAGTCGTCGATCAGCATGCAGCCGCCCTCGCGCAACTCGTCGAAGGTCGGGGCGGTGTCCTCGCTGGGCGTGAACGCCGCGTCGGGTAGGTTCGATGCTTTCATTTCCAACATCCAATCTCGTGATCCGTGCACCACTTGGCACGGCTCAGGCTGCGGTGCACGCGCAGCCAGTAGACAAAGTGAAACGCCCAGAGCACAGCGCGCCGCATCAGTCGGCCTCCTCGAAAATCAGCTTGGCCGGAGAGGTCTGGCTCAACGCCTTCTCCCAAAGGATCTGGTAGGCCTCGAAGGTCCGTTCATCGACACACCGGAAGGAGGACGGCACGCACTTGATCCCTAAGTGCGCGAGGAACAGCAACACCTCGTCGAGGCGCTCGTTCTTGATCCTGCTCACCGTGGATTCCGACAGCCCCATGGCCGAGGCAACACCTGCAGCGCGGCCAGGTTCAGCAAGAGCACGGGCCGCGAGCACCGCGCCCTTTCTGGCTCTTTCAGCGGGTGAAGGCGAGACTGCCGACATGACTTACCGCCCTGCCCTCGCGGCCAACGACACCGACCTGATCCACAGCTCGACGCGAACCTTCCTGAGCACGAACGCCACCGGTGACGGCAAGACCGCGCAGGTGAAGCTGCGCGTGACGCGCCTGGACATCCGGTGGGAGGACGGTGATGTGGGTGTGCGCTTCAGCGCGCATGCGACGGATGTGTCACCGACGCGGACGCGGCCGAGCCGGCACGTCAGGTAGGTGGCCACGTCAGGCGCTCTCTGCCGCAACCGGCCGGCGCACCAGGAAGAGATCGGGGTGATCCACCTTCACCTGCGCAGGAATGCCGCGCTTGAGCCAGTTGGTGACGCGCTGGGCGCCTCCAATGCCGTACCCGAGTCGCTTGGCCAGTCGCGTGGGGCCGCCGAGTTGCCTGATGAGGTCTGCATCTTTCATGGTGCTCAGATTAAACGCCATGTTAGCTCTTTTGGCAACACTACGTGTATTCACGCAGCGTTTAAATCCTTCACAATCGAGCCATGCACCCCTCGATGCAGCGCCTCCTCGAATACGCGATCAAGACGACCAAGGGAGAGGCGCGTCCGATCACCGACGAGAGCTCACTGCGGCAGCGCCTCAATGTCAGTTCTGGGGCCTTTACCAACTGGAAGAGCCGCGGGCTATCGAAGGAAGGTGCCATCGCAGCCGAGGCAGAGTTCGGATGCTCGGTGAACTGGTTGTTGACCGGCATCGGAGACGAGACCGCGAAGACCTCGCCTGGCCTGGCTTCGGCAAATCTGGCGAGCATGTCGGGGCCGGCCATCACAAACGCCATGCGCGTCGTCTTCTCAGCGTTGGGGTCGCTCCACGGCCTCCCCCTCTCCCAGGCTCAGAACGCCATCAGGTATGCGCTCGACCATCCATCAGAGTGGCGGGCTGCGGCGGCTACGGTCGAGCAGCTTTTGGGGCAGAAGGGCTGACCGGCTCAAGATGCTGGTAGACGTGCGAGAGTGCAGGGTTGCCAGCAAGGCAAATGGAGCAACGGACGCTGCACGTAGCTCCCGCCGAATGTGCGGCGCCGACCGACGACAATTCGATCACTAGGAGGCGCTGTGTTAGAAAGAAGGCGAGAAGAACAGCTTGGGCTATTCGCGGCGGAGCATCAGCCCCTCGGCAAGACAGACGATGCAGTCCAGGCGGGCAGTCGGGACAGCAGCTACGTTGTTTACGTCGACGAAAGCGGCGACCACAGCATGGTCAAGGTCGACGCTAACTACCCCGTCTTCGTGCTCGCCTTTTGCGTTTTCCACAAGAAGTACTACTCGGAAAATGTGGTCCCTGCAGTAGAGAAGTTCAAGTTCAGACACTTCGGCCACGATCAGGTGGTACTGCACGAGCGCGAGATCCGAATGGGCTCCGGTGAATTCAATTTCTTCCGCAACAGGGAGCACCACCAGGCGTTCATCGAAGACCTCACTTCGATCATCGACTCGTCTAACTTCATCCTGATCTCATGCGTGGTCGATAAGACCAAGCTGGCCGGGCAGAAAGAGCTACCTGAAAATCTGTACCACCTCGCGCTGGGCCAGTGCCTGGACTCCCTGTATGACTTCTTGAAAGAGAAGAACCAAGAGGACCTGCGCACGCACATCGTGGTGGAATGCCGCGGGCACAAAGAGGACAGAGACTTAGAGCTTGAGTTTCGGCGAATCTGCGACAGCGCCAACAGGACCGGCGGAAGGCTGCCGTACAACATCGTGTTCGCGGACAAGAAGGCTAATGCCCATGGTCTGCAACTGGTGGACTTGGTGGCGCGACCTATTGGCATCCACACCGTTCGTCCCCACCAGTCCAACCGCGCCTTCGACATCTTGAAGGCCAAGTTCTACTGTGAGGGCGGGCGTAGAACCGCCGGCGCGGGCTACGAGAAATTCGGCCTGAAACGCTATCCATAGCCCCAAAAAAGCGAAAGGCCCCGATGAAACTCACCAGGGCCTAGCGCCGACCGGGAACCCCCAATCCACTTGCAGCAAGTATAGCGTTGCTGTACGAGCATGTGCAACGAATGATGGACGGTCCATCGCTGATCGTTTGTACAGCTAACGATCGATTCTGGCCACTGAAGCCGCACGCGTTCTGCACGATTGGCCACTCGCAATTCACATGACGTTGACCAATGACATCACACGGTGTTTAATTCGCTTCGCCGCCCATCCTGGGCGATGGAGTGGAAATGGACACGGTCACACACACGAACTTTGAAGCCGCCGCACGCGATGCGCTGAGCAAGCACAACTGGCGTTCTGCCGCCCTGCTCTTCACCGAGGCCGCCGCCGGGATCCCGGACGACGTGAACGGCTTCCCGCCGGCTCGTGCAAATGGATTGCGCCGCGATGCCCATCTGGCGCTCTGCCGCACCGAGGAGTTCAAGAACTACCGCGAGAACGCGCGCAAACGTGGATGCCGCGACTTCCGCGCCGAGTGGGAGCAGCCATCCGGCGATCTTGTCACCCGCCTCCTGATGCCTAAGCGGAGGGCCTGACCATGCTGCTCGACCTCATCCTGTCGTCGCGCCTGTTCAACTGGTTCTTCGGAACCATGCACGGCCGCGACGAGCGCGAGGACGTGGCACCAGCTCGCGTCCTCTCCGCCCTCGCGCTCGCAGCCGTTGCTGGCTGCAGTGGGGGCTGCGGCGGTGGTGGCGGCGGAGGCAGCAGCGCGCCGATCGCCATGCTGCCCGCACCGTCCAATCCGGATCCGCGGCCCGAACAGCCCATCAAGCCGCCGCCGGTGTGCACGGTCTGGCTGGAGGGTGATTCGATCCTGCACGGCTCCAGCCTCGCCGGTCGCCTGGCTGAGCCCCCAGCCGCAGCCATCAAGCGCATGCGGCCGATGTACACGGTCACGGACCGCAGCGTTCCAGGCAACTACGTGAACCTGCGCATTCCCGGCTTCCTGGCCGAGCCGCTCGACGCCCGGTTCGTGGTGCTGCAGTTCGGCATCAACGACGGCGGCCAGGGCTTCGACTACCGCGAGCCGCTGCGCGCCATGGTGCAGCGCGTGAAGGCGCTCGGGAAGACGCCGATCATCACGGGCCTGTCGCGGGTGCGCGGTGCGCCGCTGTGGCGTGATGCCTACGACGCCCTGGCGCGGCACGTCGCACAGGAGGAAGGCGCCCTCTTCGCGGACTGGGGCACGGCGGCGTTCGATCCGGCCGACATGGCCGACGACGTGCACCCAGGCCAGTCGTACAGCACGCGGCTTATCGAGCAACTGGTGCGCGCGTTGGACAGGGCCGCCCCGGAGTGCGTGCCCTAAGCAAACCTGTTGGATGTGATGGAGTGCGGCAGAGAAAAAGCTAGCTGAATTTAGCGACCATCACTTCTTTTGCTTGCTTTCTCAATTTTCCACCGATAATGCATGCACTTCAACCATCAGGTGCTTGCATGAGCGACGAAAAGCAGATCACAGGCCGAGCGCGCGGAGGCGCAGCCCGAGCGGCAAAACTCTCCCCGCAGCGGCGATCCGAGATTGCAAGCATCGCGGCTAGAGCGAAGCATCATGCCGATGAAGCGCCTTCTGATGCCCTAGATCGTCTTCCGATAGCTACACATGGGTCTCTCGATCGACCTGTACGCATCGGAGAGGTCGAGATTCATTGCTATGTGCTTCCGGACGAGACTCGAGTTCTCGCGCTGCGGGGCCTCCATTCGGCCTTGGGTATGTCGCACGGCGGCGGCCAAGGTGGCGTGCGCAAAATTGCTGCTTTGATGGAGCGATTCGAGAAAAAGGGCATACCAATCAAAGACTTAGCCGCGCGCGCAAATTCTCCGATCCGCTTCATTCCGCCACACGGCGGCAACCCGGCAGCAGGCTACGAAGCCACACTACTGCCCGATATTTGCTCGGCGATCCTGAAGGCTTCTCAGATGGGCATCCTGGACGCTCGGCTGAACTACCTGGCACAGCGCGCCGAGATGCTGCAGCACGGGTTTGCCACGCTCGGCATCATCGCTTTGGTGGATGAAGCCACGGGCTTCCAAGAGATTCGCGCAAAGGATGCCCTGCAGGCTTATCTTGAGCGCTTCATCCGCAAAGAGTTGGCTGCGTGGGTGCAACGGTTCCCACTTGAATTCTTCCGAGAGCTCTACCGGTTGAAGAAGTGGCCATGGAATGGATCGTCGAGGCGTCCCGGTGTGGTTGGACTCTACATCAAGGACTTGGTATACGAACGCCTTGGCCCTGGGGTACTCGCTGAGCTTGAGCGCAAGAATCCGAGCGATGGCCGCGGCCAACGAAAGGCCAGACATCATCAGTGGCTTACGGAAGACATTGGGAACACCGCCCTTTCCCAGCACATGTTTGCTCTCATTGGCTTCATGAGGGCAGAGGAAGATTGGGACTCGTTCAAGGCGAGGTTTCACCGCGCGTTCCCGAAGAAAGGCGACAACCTGCCGTTGCTGTAGCTCGACACGAGTTGCCCCAACACCCAGCCCGCCCTGAGCGGGCTTTTTTCATGCCCGTCACCGTCTCCATGAGCCGGGAGCCGAACTGATGGCACGTTGATAGCACATTGATGGCAGTATCACGGGCGTGATTGGCCATTGACTGGATGGGCATGGAAGATCTATCGCATTGGGATTTTGCAGAACACTTCAAGGCAAAGGAGATCGCCGAGTTGATCGTTGGAATTCCCCCTGAGAAGAACACCGGACTTTTTGGAGTGATGGGCGAAGAAGCGAGATTTGTGGCGAAAATCACGCCGATTCTTCGCCGAATGGAGCGCGCCTATATCGGCGCCGGCAATCTTTTGAATGCAGCTGCGACATGGGGCGGCGATGCCAAAGAAGGTTTGCGCTCGTTTTCAGCCAATCCCACGTATCTAGAGTCTGAGCCCATGACACGAGTCCGAAGTACAGGTTCGGGCTATGGGTTGTCTCTTTTTGCAGAAGACCTCCCGCCTTTCGATGACGCCAATTTCGAAAGAGAAGAAGTACGACGCTGGCTCATAGCAATCGGAATGAAATCAGTTTATTCCTTTGCGGTTCCTGAGCAAGAAGCGTTGGGCGCCTCCCGAGGGCCCAACAGGGACATGTTCTCCCGGCTGGGAGACGATCGAGAAGAACTCCATCAATGGCTGATAATGGACACATGGCCGATGGAGGCTGCCATGTTCTTGATCGCTGGAGTGATCCCAGCCAAGATTTATGAAGGTTTTGGGTATTTTAAAGTTGAGGGCGGGGTGCTGCACAACGACAAGGGGGACAAGGATGCACGCATAGCCCAGATCGAGAGTCTGGAACGTCTTTGGAAATCCAATCCGGCACATCCTGCGGCCGCGCCTCCAAAGTACTTTTTTGACTGGGCGGCATCCAAGGGCATCGGCATCTCGTGGCTTGACGCAGCGAAGAAGGCTGGATATTTCCAGGAGGGGTCACCCAAGGCTAGCGAACCCAATCCTATTCACCCTAAGGTGCAAAAAACCCTTCTCACTATCATCGCAGTGCTCTGCAAAGAGGCCAAGCTGGACTACACCAAGCCGGCAAAAACCGCCGGGCTAATTCAGAGCCTTGCTGAGGGCATGGGAGTTTCAATCGGCGAGACCACCATAGAAGGACACCTCAAGAAGATTCCAGATGCTCTTGAAAGCCGTATGAAATAAGGCTCTCGAAGGGCAGTTGCCCCTCCCAGATAGGCAACTGCCCTTCTTTCGTGCCAAGCTACCGCACAGTTCGCCCATACCGCAGCACAGGAGGTGCACCGCGGGTTGGAACGGAGCGAGGATGGAAGCAATTGCAACTATCGGCCGGCAGAATCTACGCCGAGGTCAGCGCGGCGCTGCGCGCTACTTTGAGGTAGGCGTGAAGTCAGAGCTTGGGTTCTTTGCGACCCAGCTTCACGTCAGCTACGCGGTCCGCATCCAACTGCTGCTGAAGACGGCCTTCTTGGCGCCGGAGAGCGCTAGCGAGATCCTTGGACTCCTTGTCATCGGCCGCCCGCCGCATGATCTTGGAGGCGGCTTCCTCAAGACCGACGCTGCCCGGCGCCTTCAGAGCGCGCGCAAATTCATAGGCATTCGCAAGTGCTTCGGTGCGACGGTCCTCGGGGACAAGCTCAAACAGCCGAACGACGTTGCTCGCCAACATCGTCCGCACCGTCCCCATCACAAACTGATCAGCCTCGAAGTTAAGCACGGCGTTGCGCAACGCGTTCTCAAACTGCTCTTGGGTCACGTAGCCGGTCGGAAGGTCAAAGCTGCTTTCCAGGCGGGCCACGATCTCAGCATTCATCGAGCGATTGTTCGCCTTGGCTACCTCAGCGATGCGCTCGCGCATGCCCTCCGGGAAGCGAACGATGTACTTGTCCCCCGCTTGCATGGTTGAGCCTCTGGGCTTAGCAGATTCCGTCATCCCCCGAGCTTAATGGCTAAATGCCATAACTCAACAATGGCACATAGCCATTATGTATTTGCGTACAGCTTGCTTGGGTAGCCATAATTTAGCCATCATGGCTAACAGCCATCAAATCATGAGCACAAGCAGCGACAAGCATCTCAAACCTGTCCAGGTCCGCATGAAGGCGGAAACTCACCGCTGGATCCACGAGCAGGCCAAAGCTCAGGAGCGCTCGGCGAACTGGATCATCAACCGCGTCCTGGAGCAGGCCCGCCTTCAGCAACTGACCAGGAACAGCGAGGGGGACGCGATGAGCAACGGCTGAATCAGCACCCCCAAAAAGTCGGCCCCTCCGAGCAGATGAGAGCGCTCAAAGGGGCCTAGATCCGGAAACCCTACCAAGGAAACCAAATCATGGTTGAGTCTATCGCGCGCCCGCGTCAGGGCGCAACAACTGTCACCGCGGCAGCTACCGCGGTCGCCGCCTCTACCACTGTCCCGGCCACGTCGATCGAGAACGAGGAACGCAAGGCGCCCACTCCTGTTGATCTCGAATCCGACATCAGCGCAGCCCTCGACATTTCGAGGCTGGTGCAATGGATCGTGGCCGCGCAGCAAGCCTGCCGTGATGTCAATTTCCATTGCAAGCACAGCGAAGAGTTCGCCGCGAAGTGCGAGATGTACAAGATCGACGCTCCTGCGTGGGACGGTTTCGAATCGACTGCACTGATCACCGTCCTCAGGCACCAAGAGGTCAACCTGAGCGCCGTCCTGGCTCATCTGGAAGGCGGTGCAGCATGAGCACCACCACCCTCACACGCCCCGCCAAGCCCGTCCGCAAGAACGCCGTACACGCGCCATCCACCGACGCCAACAACCGGAAGGCACGGCTGGCGACCCTGCAGGCAGCATTGAGAGAGGCCGACGAAAAACTCGAGGCTGCCTACGACCGCGCAGAACGTGGCGAGCCCTATGAAGTGCTGCTCGGCCATGTCGCGCACGACCTGCTGATCGGCGATGCGCTCGCGATGCTGGACGACTCGCCGACACGGGCTCATGCCGCCGCCAACTTCGAAGCGCTCTTCAAGCCACTGGCCGCGCTCCAGGGCACGATCGCACTCGCTCAGGGTTCTGGCATCGAAGGAACGCTGAAAGAGGCATTCGACCTGCTCGACCGGGTGCAGGACGAACTCGACTGCTGCGCGGAGCTTCCGAAGCTGCTGCCCGAGCAAAGCCCCCAGGAGCCGGACCGCGAACGGTCCACCTGGATTGACGTTGACTGTGTTGACGGGACCCTCAACGGGGCGCTGATCCTGCTCGACATGGCTAGCGAAGCATGTCAATTCCAGTACGGCAACGCTGAATCGTGCGCCCAAGCTCAAGATCGTCTCGTCATGCTGATCAGGGCTAGCGGCAACGAACTCCGGGAGGCACGTGATCAGTTGGATTCCATCGTCAAGGACATGATGGACGAGAGGGCAGTTGCAGCATGACAGCCGCCGCGATCACTGTCGAGGCCGGCGTGGAGTATGAAGCCGGCACCAGCGGAGACATCCACCTGGGCCGCCCTGAGGCTCTGATCGCCTCCGGCATCATCGACGCCGCGAAGGTGCCGGGTGCCCCAGGCATGCCGAAGAGTTCCATCACGTTCATCGACGGCGTGCCGCAGCCCCGCGGCACCAAGCCAAAGCACGATGAACGCTGGATGCAGGCGACCATGATCGGCCGGCAGCTTCGCGTCTCCAAGGGCATCAGCGACGCGGAGCGTACCCGGCGCGAGCAGCAGCGTGCGCAGGAACTCGAAGACCTGGCGCGCACCGCGCCGAAGAAGGACATCGGACGCGAGGAGGCGGCCAAGCAATTGCGCGGCGCCAGCGCCATCTTCAACGTCGGTGATTCCGTGTTGGCCAATGGCTACCCGGCCATGGTTTGCGAGGGCTACGGGCTGTGCGCGGTCAAGGCCGAAGACGGTGAGTTCGTCGCCAGCGATGGCGTTCGCATCGAATACCGCTGGGGCTACACCTGCCGCTATCGCAGTGGTGAAGAGTTCTTCTTCGCAGCCCACCAAGTTACGGCCCCCAAGGACGAGCACCGTCCAGGACATCTGCGCTTGGTTGCTGGAGCGAAGCCCGCACCCAGGCCCGTGTTGGCTCTCAGGAGCCAGGCATGAGCAGCACCCCGCGCAAGCGCACCCTGCACCTGGTGCCCAAGCCCGAGGGCACGATCGACGCCGACATGGTCGCCTTCACGGTAATGGAGTACATCGACCAGACCTATCCGGTCCTGTGGGAGGGACTGCCGAAGATCGCACGGGTCAACGTCCGGAACACGATCGTGCGGGCCGTGCAGCAAGCTGGGAAGCCTACATGAGGACGGACCCGCGCGCCGCGTGCGCGAACGCCGAGGAGCGCTTCATCTGGGCCTTCGTGCACGATGCCATCTGCCATCCGCTCATGGCCATCACGAACTGGTCTCGGCTGTCCGTCCGATTCCACGACTGGACCTCCTGGCGGGCGTGGCCGCGTGTAGTTCCAGCTGCCGCCGATCCCGTCATGCCTCTGCCCAGCCGGCACCATGGTCCGCTGGAGGTTCGCAGCCTGGGCCCAGGCATCTATGCCGTCCGCCACCCAGCAATCAATCACACGCTGCACACCTACGCGAAGGACGGCATCGAGGCCGTCGAGATCGCAGAACGCTGGTTCGACTCGCTCGCAGAGGTGGGCATCCACCCGGACGGGTTGCGATGAGCGGCCCGCTCCTGCCACGGGTCGTCCGCCACCGCGACGCCCCGGGGTACTGCGGCATGGACCGCAACCGCTTCGACGCCGAGGTGCGCCCTGCCCTCACAGAAATCCCCATCGGCCATCGCGGCATCGCCTTCGACAGGCACGAACTCGACGCCTGGCTTGACGCGTATATTGCCGAGCGTGGACGCCCGAGTCGCGCAAGGAAAGGAGAAACCCAATGCGAACTCGGACAAAAGGGATCCAGCTCTTCGGAAGCGAGCGGGTCGTCAACAAGCAGTACCTTGGCCAAAGGATCTTCCAGCGGCTCGGCGAGATCTCGCAGGACGATGCAGAAGCCTGGCTTCGGCGTCGCCAGCTCGAAATCGACGACGAGCGGGCAAAGCAACTTCGAGCAGGCGCTGATCGCCTGTGGGCAGATGGGGCGGCAAAGTATCTGATGGAGTGCCGGCACCGCGGCGTGCGCTCCCTGGAGACCATCAGCTACCACGTCAAGATCCTGCTGCCCTACATCGGCAAGATGCCGATGGGCGAAATCTGCAATGACTCGCTGGAGACCTTCAAGGCGCAGCGGATCGACGAGGACGAGGCGAAGAACTCGACCGTCAACCGCAGCCTGGAGGTGGTGCGGACAGTGATGAACCGCGCGGCCCGGGTATGGCGCGACAACGGCCGGCCCTGGCTGCCGTCCCCGCCGCTGATCGAGATGCTGGATGAAGATGCGCAGCGGAGACCGCCGTATCCGCTGTCCTGGGCAGAGCAGGCCAAGCTGATTCCGGTGCTCGCGACCCACCTTCAGCGGCCAGTGCTTTTCGCGCTCAACACCGGCGCCCGTGACGACAACGTGTGCGGCCTGCGGTGGAGCTGGGAAGTGCCGGTTCCGGAGTTGGAACGCAGCGTGTTCGTGATTCCGGCGGCTGAGTTCAAGGGGAAGCGCGACCATGTGCTGATCCTGAACGACGCGGCCTGGAAGATCGTGGAGTCGTGCAGGGGGAAGCATCCGGAATACGTGTTCACCTACCGCCCGCCGTCGAAGAAGAAGCCAGACGGCAAGCGGCAGGAACTGCCCAGGCGACGGATCGGGACGCTGAACAACACGGGTTGGCAGCGCGCGCGAGCGGAGATCGGGCTGGAGAAGGTGCGGGTACACGACCTTCGCCACACCTTCGGCCAGCGGCTGCGGGATGGAGGGGTGTCGGAAGAGGACCGCGCCCTGCTCCTGGGGCACGCGATCGAGGGGATGCCGCAGCACTATGCGACGGCGACCGTGGGAAGGCTGGTGGAGGCCGCGAACAAGGCGACCAACACCTTCGACCGCACGACGCTGCTGCGGGTGGTGAACGGGTAG